TAGAGATGTAATTATTTCCATTTTTGTATAAGTCTATAAAGTTCATGATATAAGTTCTAAAAAAGTGAATAAAAATAAGATTGATAATGTTGCAGATACTACTATGACAAATGCCTTAGCAATAGCTATCTGCTCAGCTCCTACAGGAGTAAAATAATTAATTAGTTTTTTCATTGTATTATTTTTTAAATTGGTTAAATAAATTCTCAATTTCCTCTAACTGCTCTTTGTTCAAAAAAGTAGTTAAGGTCTGAATAATTAAATGCAGTTGATTTGTATTTAGCTTATCCTCCTGCTGTTGTACTTCTAAAAAATCTAAGACTTGATTAAATGTTTTCATGTGTAAAAGTTTTAATTGTTGATAACTATACGCCAAAGATAGTATAAAGTTTTATAACTGCAATAAAAAAGTGTAATTTATATTCATTCTAAATAAGGATAAGGGCAAATTGTACCCCTGTTGTAAGGTAAAACATATAACAAGGGTAATTTTTACTTAATAATGTATAATAATCAAGGTAATTTATACATGACTGAGGTCGCAATTTGCGACTGCAACCGCAGAATATTATAATAATTTAAAGAAACTTACCACTTGGTGGAAATACCGACAGGTTAAAACCTTAAAACCTTTGCTATTATTAAGGTTAAAGCCTTAAAATGTCAAGTTTATTGTTTAAAAAACTAGACAAAATCGGAATTATACCTATTATGTAAAGCATATCTTACACAAAAAAAAGCAGCTGCGTGCTGGGGAGCTTACAACTGCTTTCTTTAACATGGAAACAAGTGCTAAGTTAATGCTTATATTTGAATTTTAAAAATTCTACATAAGTTTTATTATTTATTTTAAAATGTTTTTTACAATCCTTACACAATAGCCAATGATGGATAGTACCTCCTGCAGTCACTACCTGTTTATTATACCTTACATTATAGTTTGTACATTCAGGACAGCAGAACTTCTCATCTCCCTCCATTACAGCATAATTAGTAGCAGGAGCTGCATAAGAATTAAGTTTATTGAATACAGCTTCTAGTACAGTGACATCCATTTTGCAATATGCTACCATCTTATCCATAGCCTGCTGATCTTTCTTAAATACTATGTCTTTCCACAAATCTAATCCTCCTGTATCCATTTTCTGACCTACTCCTAAATACTTAGCAATATAGTCTAGTTTGTTTGAATTAAAATTAAAGTACTTTCTAGCCCATTTAAGCGTGTCTATAGTCTTTGGTGAGGTGAATACATCAAGTCCATGTATTATGGCTCTTGTGCGTAGCCATTTGAGATCAAATCTATCCCCATTATGAGCCACAATTTCATCAGCTTGAGCCATAACTTTTAGGAATGCCTTAATCATTGCCTTATCTGACTGCTTTTTATCCCAAGTTAGGAACTGTACATCCTGCTCATGCTCCCATTTGTAGCAGATGCAGATAATTGCTCTTTCGTGGATGATGTCACCTGGATTGATTGTGAGGTTATATCCTGATCGCCAAAATATACCAACATTGAATGATGTCTCAATGTCAAAAAACAGTCTTTTTCTTACCATATATGGTGTAAACTTAGAACAAATATTTCTCCCTCGCAAATTTAAAGAGATATGATAACAGTAAGCCTATGCCTACTCCTACAAATAACAGGTTAAGATTGCCTCTAGTTCTAGGTCTTGTAGCTTTAGCCTGTGCTTTCTCTACAATACGATCTTTGTAGATAGTTTTTACTTTAAGTTTATATTCTATTTTTTTTTCTAGTCTAGTCTTAGGCACATAGACTGTGTTATACTTTATAATAGTATCCTTAGTAGTTATAAACTTTTCCCAAATTATATCATTATTAATTATAACAGGGATAGAATCTAAAGTTGTGATTCTGATAGTATCTCCTGTCTCTTCACAGGTATAACCTTTCTTAATTGCTTTATTAAGATGATATTGAGCAGAGCAGGAGCTGAGTAGTAAGATTATGGCTAAGTATCTCATCATTCTTTTATTTCAAAGTGCATCCAATCATAGTTCTTCTCTCTACCCAAAGATATAAAACCATGCTTGTAGAAAATATCTATCATCTTCTGATACTCAGGTCTTGCAAATCTTGCAGTTTTCGCTGATTCTTTGAGTAGATTTCTAGCAGGATCTAAGTCTATTGCTATCCCCCATGAGTGCATGGATAGTGCTGTACCTCCTCTCATCTTTCTATAGTTGAAGCATCCACCGAATAAATCAATCCCTAACTCTTTAATCTTCTCGTATCCATACTCAGATAATAGCTCACAGAATACAGCTGTAAAATTAGAAGCTACTAACTTATGGCACATCATAGTATTGACAGTGCTGTCTAAGTCCCAAGCAATTCTCATAGGATAAGGTAGCTTAATCTTCACTAAGTATCCTGCACCTGTTACATTAGCTGTACCGTATTTAGATGTAAGTTCCCAACGTGTCATTTCAGTTTGTTTAGGTCCTCTTTAATATCCTTAGCTCTAGCAAATAATAGCTTCATTGATTGCCATAAGTCTATGCCTTTTACTATCTTATAATTCTCATTAATAGACATGACCTCTATACTAGATAGGACCAATGCTACTATCTTAGTGAGCATGAATGGTACACTGAAAAAAGTGAGGATGATATCATTTAGTATGAATTGGTCTATTAAAAAGAACATAATCACAGTAATCTCATAGAGTGCTAGCTTGCTAATTATAGATGAGAGCTTTCTGCTAGTAATTTTCTCCCCTAACTTATTAGCTTTCCAAATACCTGTGATAGTATCAATGCATATTAATACTCCAATCATTAGCAGTATCCCACTTATTGGTAAAAAGAATGCAAAGCATATAGATATAAGTGTCAAAAGTTTGGATTGTATTGATATTAGTAATAGTGATAGTTGTGCTTTCATTCTTTAGATTCTATTTCAGATGCTAGTAAAAAAGTAAAGTAAGATATTAATAGGCATCCTAAGAATTTAAAATGTAACTGATCAGCAAATACTAATGAGATACCTGAAAGATATCCAAAGCCAAAAGTTAAAAATGATAAGACTCCTGAGTGCTTCATATTATTAAGATTGAATTGTTGTAGCCATTATTACCTGCTCCTCCACATAGACCATTGCACTCTAGTAATCCATTAGATAGACAGCTACAGCCATCAATCATAGGTCTAAGGTCAGTATCTCGGTTAGTTGTACCTGTGAATATTGGATACAAAGCCCTGTTCTTAAGTAGGTATCTTATCAATCTTTGCTCAAAGAATGCAGCTTTTTGTGCATAGTGTTCCATGCTGAATGCTATAGTACCTCTATCTACTGATGAGCTGTTATCTCCAAACTGAGATTGCAATCCTTTATTCTTTAGCTGTAGAGATAGACCAAATACAGCATCCTCTGCTGCTCTCCATGCTATAATAGGCTGAATGAATGTTACTAAAGTCTCTTCATCAGGATCTAATGTCTGATCATTGTACTTAGTTAGCAAGTCATTGTAGAATGTAGTACCTAAGATAGGCATGATTCTTAGCTGAGCTTGAGTAGCTAAGTAAGGAGTAACATTGTTTACATCTACATTAGCTGTGATGGGTGTGTTATTCTTTAGATATGTTTCTGTTATAAAGTATAGCATCAGATTGTTGGTGTTGGTGTATCATTCAATGGAGGTAAAGATGCTAAGGCTCTAATCTCATTCTTAGACATATTTTCTAAGACTTTAGCAGCGATTGCAGGATTCAATGTATTAAGTGCATCATTAGTCTTAGATGGATCTCCCTCAAGTTCTACTATTGCCTCGTTAATTATCTGATAGTTATTAATAGTGAAATCTGCATCTATCTTAGCTATAAAAAGCAGCTCATTAAATATGTCAGATACCATATCTCTCAATGGCATTACTACATTCTTCTCAAATATGATATAAGCCTGCTTAATATCTGAGCCATTACCTAGTGAGCCTGTTGTACGAATACCCATTAAGATAGGATCAATGGTGTGAGAGAAACAAATCTGCTCAGTGTTTAGTTGTGATGCCTCCTGAAATAGACTATCATTACCATTAGTTGGCAGTGACTCTATCTTAGGCAGTTGGTCTGCTGAGTTAGCAAAGAAAGCCACAGCTTTACCTGCATTAGCAGCACCTTTCAATCTATCAATAGTATTTCTTATCATGTTTTTCTCCTCCTCAGACTGAGGTCTTTTAGGGAACATCATAGCAAAGCTAGCAAAGTAGCTAAGTTCACCTGATAGGAATGCAAAGTTTAGAGCTGAGGTGTACTGAGGTAATGGATAGAAATCCTGTCCAATACATTCTACCTCATATACAAATAACTGCTCATAATCTCTAGAGGTAGGAGTGTATCTTCTTATCTCCTGTACATCAATCCTGGATGACCAATCATCACAGATATAGTATCTCTTTCTATCTAAGTTTACTCTAAGTTTCTCAGGTGATAGATTGACTATCTTAGTTAGCTTCATTTTGTCATCAAAGCATAGCTTAAAATATACTCTATTGTGCAGTATTAGTTGCTGAGTTACTGCAGGCACTATCTTTTTAATGTTTAGTTTTCTCTCTAGTGTGTATAGCTCTAGCTTATCCTGAGGAGTAAGTCTATCAGCTACTATATTAAATCCACCACCT